GGATGCATGTAAACTTCGTATTGTTTAATGTTACTTATACCCGATTGGATTGAATCAGGTCCTTTGTAAGCTTTTATTACATTGAATCCCAATCGTTTAAGTTCTTCAATTGATTTAGGTTCTGCTGAATCTGCAATAATAGTATCTGTTGATTTAATACCAAGTTCTTTTAATCTTTTTGCAATATCTTGGTTTGTTAATTCAGTTTCATATATTAATTCTTTAATATAAATCTTATTATTGTGTCTTTTAACTTCTATCATTGCTGTTGGATCTCCAGCGAACCCGAAATCCAATCCAAATACTGTATCATATTCTCCTTCTGGATCTGGTAATTGTACATTGAAGTTTTGAAATATACGTCCTACTACTCCATCTGCCCATAAACCCATTACGTGATGGTTATAGTATTCGAGATCTATATCTTTCATACGTTCCCATTCTTCAATCTTTTTTGGATCTAGATTTTGAGCATTATCATGATACGTTGTGTGGATAAATTCATGGTCTACCTTCCATTTTTGGTTTGGTTTGCCATCAATGTACCATCTTTTATGCAACCAATGTCTTTTAGTTCCTGGATTAAAGAGTATCAAGATCTTTCTGTCTACGCCTTTGGTTCTAAATGAGTCATTCAGTTTGATAAATTCTTCTTCTGAATTTAATTCCATTGCCTCATCTATTAATAAGTGTGTTACCTTTGCGAGACCTTTACCTTTTGCAGTTTGTGTACCATCTTGTAACTTCATTGCGTGCGTTAAGATCATGTTACCATTAATTTTGTTAATGATTTCATCTCCGTCGATTTTAATGAAGTTAGTTAAACCCCAATCTTGGATTAAATCTAGTATATCTCTATAGATTGATGATTTAATTGACTTTTGGGTATAACGAGCGATGACACCTCTAAAAAAGGTGTCACCCATCAGTAATGTTATAAAGTATGCAGCTGAATTGGTAGATTTTCCTGATGCTCTACCACCGCTGATTAAAAAGTATGTTTTATCTGAATGAAATAGGGGTCCATACTTTGGTAGAAATCTAAATTCCTGCATTCCTCATTTCTTTTTTTAATCTTGTTAGTACTGTGTTAACACATGCACCACAAGATGTAACTGCTCTTCTTTCTCCTGTTATATCGTTAAACAAGTCAAAGATTATTTTAGCTTCTGGATTTGTAAAGACTTGTTTGTTGTGTATCAATGCCTTTACATCGGTTAATCTAGTTAATAGTTCTTCTGTCATGTTAATAATTAATTATCTTTTCTGTTATTAATGTTATCCCACCTGCGGCGAACATACAAATTATAGAGTACGCACCCAATCCAATATACAATGAAAATAATAGGGCCGACCACTGACTCAGACAATAACTGCAATTAAGAGGTTTTCTTTCTAGGTTTACGTTTAGTAGTATTGACGCTATCTTTAGCATCTTGTAATACCACGGGTTCTTCAGTAATGATACTATCGTTAGACTCAACGACAGACTCAATAGCAGGCTCGCTAATAATTGGTTCATCATGTTTAACTTCTGTTTTTACATTTAAGTATTCTACTTCTGCATCTGTACCTATTTTATTACGCCAGTATGCAATGTTTCTTTCAATCTTTTCTGGCATTGAAACGAATTCTCCGTCTCTGCCTACAAATTTCCACTTGATATTTTCGTGTCCTAGTGGTTTACCGTTTTGAATTAATACAAATCCCATAATTATATATTTTGTTTTATATGTTTCTTTACTCGATTTATGGTTAAGCCAATTGAGGTTCGAGGTATACCTGTTTCTTTGGCTAAAGAAGAATAATTGTGTTGACCTTCTGCGTACAATTTAAATAATTCTTTATCATACCAAGGTAAATCTTCTAATATTTTATTTATCCTTTCTATATCTAGATGCTTTTCTTCAGCATCTTCTCTGTCATAGTGATCTATATCTAACTCTGTTTTAATGAATTGCTTGTAGAATGGACCTGTTTTACTTCTCCATTGCGTCATCATGATGCGGACTAAGTAAAACCTTGCACCTCCTGAATCTAATATGTCTTGTAAGTTCTTTTTGTGAGACAGCTCTTCTATGGCATAATGCAACAAATCATAAGATAACTCGTTGTTTCCTGTGATTTTATTTGCTGCTTGTTGGAGTGCATGATAATCTTGACTTAAAAATGTGTTAAAGTCCAATGTGAAGTGATATGTTTAAACTAAAAAAGCTGATAATATTATTTATCAGCTTTAATTTTAGTCCTCTTTTGGAGGTATAATGATCCTTAATGGATTTTCGATATGTAAATCTGTCTCTGCTTTTTTAGGTATGACAAAGGGTGAAAGCTTTAATAAAAAGTCTAATGCCCTTGCTGGATCCTCTGATGCAGTCTGAGATAACCATAATTGAATATTATCTAGGTTACCGTTAAGTAATTCTAAATAATATTGTTTGATTCTTTCGGTAGATGCATTTGTTGTTCCTTTCGGTCTACCATCTGGGTTTCCTGATTGTCCTTTTTGAAATGCCATAATTACTTCTTTTGTTTACTTAGGTAAACCTTTAATAACTTTTCGTTTTTTGCTGTCTTTGGGTATGGACGCGATAACGTTTTCGTTTCTTTCTTCTGAGTTTCCTTCATAAGTTTATTTATTAGTTCGTAGGCCAGTCTCCACATCCGTAGCATTGTTGATCATTTCCATAGCCACTTCCTGATCCACCGTAACCGTTAGGTCTTGTACCAGTTCCATAAGGATAGTTTCTATATTTTTTATAATTAAAGAACTGTGAATTAGTTTGTAAACCACTAAAATATGGAGTCTTTTTATCTGGTGAAATACCATCTAATGTATTAGGTGATGTCCACGCTGGATATAAGTTTGGATTGTTATTTAAATAAATTTGCATTTGTTTAGTATAACTCTCTGCTACTTCTTTAACTTGTTGTTGTAAGAATTTTAATTCATCTAACTCAACTGATGGTGCGTTTTCACTATCTGGTTTTAATACAGATTTGTTAAAAATCTTGTAAGCTAAGAAAGGCAATGCATGATAAAATGCATAGTTACATAACATTGGTCCAATATATTGATCTAAAATAGTTCTATTTGGTGATGATAACGTATTGGCTTTCACTTGGTTTTGTAATTGCTGATAGAAAGTTGCACCTAAATAGTTTTGTAAGTAGATGTCTTGCGCTTGCAATACATAAGGCGTTAAATCAGTTGGTGAAACTGACTGGTGAATTGAAGTAAATGATTTTAACTTCTCTTCTGATACGAATAAAACGTTTGGATTAGTTGCCATATTATTCTTGTGCTATTGTGTTTTGTTGCTTCAATCATCTTGTTAGGCTCAATGTATAATTCTACATCTACATAACCTCTATAAAACATTATAGAATCAAATACTTTAAGCATTGATTTTTGAATTGGTTTAACAACTGTTGTTATAAAGTGTGCGTAAGCTGTTTCGATCTCGTCTTTGTTACTTCCTAAGCCTGTACCACCCTCGTGATAAAGACCTAATAACATTGGACTTGTAATTCTATGTGCTGATAAGATTCTTGATGTAATTCTTGTTTCTAAGTTAACATAGTAATCTGAGTTTGCAGCTGGTATTGGTAAGATGTCTGGTGCATGTTCTTTATCATCTGAAAAGGCAATAAAAGCTTTACCAGCATTATCAGAACCTCTAAAAGCCATTGTAATCTCATCATAAATTTCTTGTCTTGCTTCAGGATCAGGAATACCGTTGTTCAAACCAATGAACAAAGAAGGTGCTAATCCATTTGCCAAATTATTTATGTGGAATTTTGATACTTCTACGTCAATTTGAATATCGTTAAGACCACCTGAATAAGATGGTAGTGGATAAAATAAAGAACCTGGGGTATAATCGAAAAAGTAAAATACTTGAGATGGACAATCTAATGATTTTTCTGGATCAAATCCTGGAAATTCTAATGGTTTAATCTTTTTCCATTGAGACCAATCAGCTGCATAATAGTATTTGTCTACATCGTTTGTTAATGGACTGTGTACGCCTGAACGTACTCTAGAGAAATCTAAATGATAAATTTCGGCTATTGTTTCTCCATCATTAGACCAAATAATATTTAATGCAAATCCACCAAATGTAATATAATCTAAAGTAGCTTTCTCAAAAATATCATTATATGATTCTTTTGGATTTGCTCTTTTTAAAAGATAATTATCTTCTTCTTTTTTAGTTTTAAGTCCTTGACCAATAACTCCATCTAATTTAGATTGAATTGCTGTTCTATTCATCGCAGATGTATTAAATAAACCTGCTATAAATTGAGGAAATAAGTTATCGGCACCGTATTCAACCCATCTTTTACCTACTCTTTCAATAAACATAGGTAATTCCGTTT